GAATTTTCTCCCTAAATATCTTATGCTTTCAAGGGTGTCATAAGGTTCAACAGCAGATTTGCTGTAATGTGTGTATTCCAGACCAAATCTTTCCCTATAATGAGGTGTTAAATCACAACAACGATAGTTTGGTCGGTTTATTGCAATCACGTTATCATCTCCATAACACGTTAACTCAAATTCATCTTCTCTGAGACCTAAACAATCAACGAGAACAGTGTAAGTAGCAGCTATGTTTGTTATTGAATTGTAAATCGCAGTCAAAGGGTTTCCAGATGGATTTCCCATAGCCAAGATAAACATCATGGTTCCAAAAATATGGACGGCATGGTAAACATGTTCAAATAGCAATTCACGAACTTTACAGTTTACAGGCCCATCATCGTACCACCAATTAACGAACTTAACAAAAAATTTAGCAAAAGCTGTACACAAACTTGTATCGTATCGAGAAAAATCTCCAGCCACAACCGATTTGGCTTTCTGAGAAAGTCGTTGATACAACATTTGCCAATCAATTGAATGGACATTAATTCCAACAGCAACTGGTTTTTGAACGCAGTGCTTTTGAACTTCTGCTATAAAAGCTAAAAAATATCTTCTGACTAATAAAAGATAATGTAGTGGACAAGCTGTAAAGATACGTGTTTTGCCTGCATCAACTTTTTCTCGTTCTCGGGTTTCATCTTTAAGACAATCTGCCCAAATAACTTCTATTTGTTCACCACGTCGTAATTTCTCTTCGTCTTGTTTAACCTTGTTCAAAAACGCTTCGTCAACAACAAATCTATCACCATCAAAATGTATATACTTGCTCTTACCCTTATTTTGTTCTAGACAAATTGGATAACCTGCTGAAGTACTTACTCTAATTGAAGGTAAATTCAGAGTGGAGTCTCCATTAACTGCTTTATCATATGGAAAGATTTCCGGTTTACCATTTCGTGGGTACATTTTCCTGACGTAATCAAATGCTCCATTGGATATCCTTCCAGGAAAATCTTCTTGGCGGAATTTTATAAGAGCATCCAAAGCCGGATCTATCTCCACACCTTTAG